GCCAAACTTTATTTGAGCTTGATAGTTGTTGAGGTATGTTACTGCGCAGAGGTGCAGTTACTGGGCGAAGTGGAAAATTTTCCATTATATTCTACTGAGGCACAGACAATTTTATAACCGCGCCACGGTCTGAGGTTATAAATAGGTGGGGGATTAGTATTACCCCCCACCTTAGATCTTGGATCATGTCACAAGCTAAAAATTGGACTTTCACTATTAACAACCCTACGGATGCCGAACGAACAGCACTTGAGTCGTTGGAACAGAATGCAGAGACGCTTGTTACTTATTGCATATATCAGACAGAGGAGGGAGCAGCAGCCACTCCTCACATCCAGGGTTATTTACAACTATCTACGAAGAAACGTTTACCACACCTCAAACGATTTGTTTCTGCCCGGGCACATTGGGAAATTGCAAGGGGCACCGTGGAACAAAATAAAGCCTACTGTACTAAGGAGCCCAGGTTAGCCGGTCCCGTGGAGTTTGGTTCCCCGTCTGTCCAAGGTAAACGCACGGACATTGAGGAGTTTGTAGCGGACATGACATCCTGTGTCATGTCAGAGTTGGAATGTTTGGAGAAACATCCAGTAATTCTAGCTAAATATCCACGCTTTGTTTCCACTACCAGAAGAATCGTCAGTGAGAAGCGAATCTCCCAGTGTCCGCTCTCGCCGCGTCCAGGATGGCAGGTTCTTCTCAGAGATGCACTCGCTGGGCCAGCAGATCCTCGTAGAGTTACATGGTATTTTGACGAGTATGGAGCGAGTGGAAAATCATATTTTGCAAGAGGATATAGACGAAATGGACTCGGAGGGTACATTGTCACAGGAGGAAAACATGCAGACATCTATTTTGCATACCAACGGCAGCCAGTCGTTTTCTTCGACTGGCCGAGATGTCAATCAGAGGCATTTCCCTACGCCGTAGTGGAATGTTTTAAAAATGGTTACTTCTTGTCAACCAAATACGAGTCTACCCCCGTTTACTTTGACCCACCCCATGTTGTAGTTTTCAGTAATATGTATCCAGACAAATCAAAACTTAGTGCCGATCGTTGGGATATTCACACTATTAACAACACTTTATTAAATAATACACTATCATGAACCATTCATTTGCGATAGCTGAGGGTACGCGTGAGCGTGCCCTGCTTAATCCACAGCTTGGTATGCCCATTGTGCTTGGAGTCCTGGCATGTCATCCAGTTTCACTGCATATGACTTTGACCATTCAATATCGAATAAGTTTACAACTATTGTATCTCCGTTGAATGTCGGGTTAGTCACGATAATAATATCTTTGGTTAGCCCTTTGGTTGCGAAGCGACCTGTCTCCACCGAGTTATTAATGAACCTTGGTTTAGTAAAGAAAGTATAGTTAGTTATACTTGAAGGAGTTGTGAAAACTCTTGTTTTCTTTATGATCTTCCAATATCTTCCAAATCCTGGCGCTTGATAGGGAGTTGCTCCCGACTGAGTAAGTGTTAACTTAGTGAAGCCAGCTGTTTGATCTACTTGTCCGTTCAACAAAAGGCATTGAACCCATGCCTCTCTTGCGGTTGAAAATACTGAGTCGGTGATATTACTTGCAGCCACACACTCGTATACATCTATATACATGTTGGATGTCGTGTCGTTTTTCATGCTGAATGTACATGAAGCGCCTAATAATTTATATTTTACATCTTTGAATGGTGTTGTTGTTGCCGTAGTTCCTACTGCTACTGTTGACACCGATTTTTGTTGTATGAGGTTAGTTACGAACCTCCCCGGTCCTGTTGCCACGTTCCCTACAGCTGAAAGCTGTAGGTTTATGTCACTAGCGCCTGTGCTTGTTACTACTACTTGTTGAAATTGTATACCAATTGTTCCTAGTATACCCAAATTTGCGTTATGCGCCTCTTGTAAGAAATGAGTTTTGTCATTTTGATCTGTGGCTTTGTGGACTTTTTTTACAAAAGTTTTCCACTTCTTTTGACGTTTAGTCAATCTCTTTTTTCCACTAAAAGATTTGAAGTCGGATTGGGTGGTGATGGGTCCCCCATTGCCACCTATCTTCCTGCGTTTAGCTGGTCTGTCATTCGATGGAAGAGAAATCTGTTTCCTCTTTCCGAATCCTCTTTTCTTTAGCAGTCGAGCCATCAGTTCGTATGCTATACTGTGTCTTCCCGTTACCTTCTTCGCGTAAGCTAGAAGTGCAGCAGGTACTGAATAAGTTGAATTTAGGTAAGCAAGTCTGCCTGCTGATGTTACTGCTTTCCAGAGTGTTGGTCTTGACCTTACGCTTGCTAAAAATTGCCAAACTTTATTTGAGCTTGATAGTTGTTGAGGTATGTTACTGCGCAGAGGTGCAGTTACTGGGCGAAGTGGAAAATTTTCCATTATATTCTACTGAGGCACAGACAATTTTATAACCGCGC